AACATATATTGTGCCGCTTACATAGTGGACGCCTGCTCGCTCCTGCTAGGGGTCGGGGGGGTCAACGCACGCGTCAACGCTAGATACATGTATCTTCAATCGGGGCTTAAAAAAAAGTATCCCTCAAGGCGCCCCTCCTGGGCCACCGATCTTTAAAGATCCTATATAAGAGAAAGAATTCATTCTTTCCCTATATATAAGAGTCCCTTCCTTAAGGTTCCTTCCTTAAGGTACCCTTCCCTTTTGGTTCTCTTCTTAAGGTCCCTTTCTACTTTTTTATAAAAAGTAGTTACATAACGAACGAGTGTTCCTTAAGGAAGAGGGCAATGAAAAGACCTGTCAAGTCCGTAGCCACATATTTTTTACGTATAGCTCTATAACTTGACTGATCCCCGATGTGGTATCATTGATTGGTAATGGCTACCAAGGAGGAGTTAATCAGTCAAATATCGGATTCGATCCAGGAGATCGTAAAGGAGAAGGAGGCAATCCAGGCTAGAAGCCTGAGTAGGCATAACCCCAAAAAGGTAGCCGAGATACTTTACTTATACAGCACGGGCAGTTCGCAGACCAGAATCGTAAAGAAGTACGGAATAGATCGGGGGACGGTTATCTCTGTGCTTACTGATTACGCGGACCACCTGGGAAAGTTCAGGGATCTATCGGGTAAGATTGCGGCCCAGAACTATCTCAACCTCTCCAGCCTAGAGGAGGACCTGATAGAGAAGGTCAGGGATAGGATGGAGAACGACCCAGAGATGGAAGTGAGCTTTAGGGATCTCAAGGAGCTTTCCATAGCCAAGGCTAACGCTTCTAGAGAAGCGCTTACCGCACGGGGTGAGGCTACGCAGATAACCGAGGACAGGAAGGTATTTACCCAGGATGACTACGAGGCTACGATCAAAGCGGCCAAAGAAAGAATAAGAGAGGCTAAAGTAATCAAAGCGGAGGTCAAGGATGCCTAGATCGGTTCTAGATGAAAGCTATGACCCTATCTACGACCAGGTTCGGGGAATCCTGGGAGAGCATTTTGAGAACTACTGCTTCATAGTAATGAATGAAGAGGGGCAAATCTTCTTTGATTACAATCACCTCCCCGCTGGCAAGATGCTTATAAATGAAATGCAGTACGAGATACGGGACGATAACCTGGACATTGAATGGGAGTTCGGCAACGACCTTGATGATTTAGAGGAAGAAGAATGACTATTGAGTTCACAAAGCACCCGATGCTGGAGTCCCCTACCGACGAAGAGATTGTTATATTAGGGGAAGCGGACCCAAAGTTGCTAGCTTCTTTGCATGAAGCTCACGAGGGTAGGATCCGAGCGGCGGAGACTGACCCGCTGCGTCATGGCTTCGACCTACCAGGGTGGCACAGAATGCGCGATGCAATGCGGGACTATGACGAGGTCATAACCTTCGGGGGTAATAGAAGTGGTAAAACCACTGGCTGTGCCAAGATGCTCATGGAGGCGGTCACCAGCAACCAGGACGGCCATGTAGTATGCTTCAGTCAGAATGCAGACACCTCGGTCAAAGTGCAGCAGGCTGCGGTCTGGGAGATGATGCCGAAGGAGTTCAAGAAGAAGACCAAGAGTATTGAGGGGTACATTAACTTCAGTATGCAGAACGGCTTCACTGGATCTAGTTTTATCTTTCCCGATACCAGGACCCGTGTGGATTTCAAAACATACACGCAGTTCAGCAATAACCAGACTATCCTTGAGGGTTTTGAGTTCGGCTTCAGAAAGGCTGACGGCCTGAACATAGGTGCATGGCTGGATGAATACCTAGGGGATGCGGCCCTGGTCAATACGCTCAGGTTCCGCCTAGCCACCAGGAACTCTAAGATGATTCTAGGGTTCACTCCTATTGATGGCTATACGCCATTCGTAGCTGATTATCTAAAGGGTGCGGAGACGCTTGAGACCAGGAACGCTAAGTTATTGGATAAAGCGGTGCCAGTAAAGCAATACAGCCCCGAACGTGATGCTGGTATTGTTTATCTGCACTCGGACGAGAACCCTTTTGGTGGCTATGACCGTATAGCCAAGGACCTCAAGAACTCCAGCGAGGACACAATAATGGTCCGTGCCTACGGGTTGCCCACGAAGTCAATGACTTCGCTACTCCCGAACTTCAGTCCAGAGATAAATGTGCTGTCCGACAAGCCTAACAAATACGGAATGACCTTCCCTGCAACTGACTCATTGACTTGGTATCAGGTTGTGGACCCAGCCTTCGCCAGGAACTACGTTAGCATATGGGCAGGTGTTTCCGAGACTGAGAATATATATATAAGAAGAGAGTGGCCTGACAGGGACACCTATGGCGAGTGGGCGCTGTTCGGGGATCCGAAGTGGCGATACGGGCCAGCAGCCAAGAAAGTTGGCTACGATGTAGAGAAATATGTAGAGTTATTCCAAGAAGTAGAGGAAGAACTAGGAATAGAGGTAGTCGAGAGGATAGGGGACTCCAGATTCTTTGCTAAAGAAAATGAAAGCAATGTGGATTTATTTACAAGTTTTTATGATTACGGTATGAGTTTTATCCCATCAGACGGCCAGACGGAGGCCGTAGGTGCCGCCGCACTGGACGAATGGTTCTTTTATAACCATGACTACGAAATTGACGAAGCGAACCAACCTAGGTGTTATGTGCATAAGGACTGCGGAAATCTAATAGAATCAATTATAAGCTATAACTCATCAGGTAAATCAGACGAAGCGCTCAAGGACTTCTTTGACGCATTGAGATATTTAAGAATGTCCAATGCTGGAATGGGTCCTGACTTCTTTTCGGATCACAACATGGAGACAACCATGAAAAATACAGGAGGTTACTAATGCCTAAGATAAAATTAACTACACTATCAGACGAATACGAGGTCACCTTTGAGGAGGCTATGGGCATTGTTCTGGAAAAGATTCCCAAAGAATACATTACTGGAAAGGGTAGAAACACCTGGATCTCTGAAGAGGGCCAAGCTATCATAAACGAGGGACTATTTATAGATGAGATAATCCCCAAAAACTATATAGGCAAAGTGATTGCAGAATGCCCGAACCCTAGGTATAATTTTGTATACAGCAAGGATATAGGAAAAAAGGTGCCAGTAATGATTCCTCGAAGGTTGCAGGGTAAGTTCGTTGGCAAGATGATTAACTTTGAAGCCATTGAAGATATAAAGGGCGTAAGCTATCGGTATGTCAAAAAAAAGAGAAGTTGAGAACACTCTGGATCAAAAATGGTGCAGAGAGAACTCCGATAGACTAGCGTCATTTGAGATACTCAAACGCTTTGTAAAACACGAGACCAAGGTCCCAATGTCTCACGAAGACCTATATGATAAAATAGGAGTATCTAAAACGCAATGGCATAGACTATTACAATCCCTAAAACAACGACTTAATGATAAGTGACAATATTTCTGAAGCATTAACGTACCTGTCGGATGAACCCGACGTAAAGGCACTGAACTTAGCATACGACCAAACGGTCACTGAGCTTGAAGCATACTTTGATTTATGCAGAAGCTCTTACGACGAACGAAGAAACTTCTGGCCAGGTAAGTCCAGGGATCACCGAAAGCACGGATCCGATGCGTTTCCCTGGGAGGGAGCGTCCGACATTGAGTGCCACATCATAGATGAGCGCATCACTCGACTGGTTGCGTTATTCATGTCCTCTCTCCGTCGGGCCAACGTCCGAGCCTTTCCAGTAGAAAGTGGAGACATTGCACGAAGCAAGGTAGTCTCAGGTTTCTTAAAGTGGATGGTCAGCTCAGGATACATTCCTCGCTTTTACAGAGAGATGGAACTAGGTGCCAACTACCTCATGGAGCGAGGTATACTTATTACGTATGTCGGGTGGCACAGGGAGGACAGAACATTTAAGCAGCTTATTGATCTAAATCAGATTGCAGAAATAAGCCCTGAGGCGGCGATGGCCATACAATCAGGGGATTCGGACGAGGAGTTAATACTCCTGCTTCAAAATACATTTGATGGAGTAACAGAGAAAAGAGCTAAGAAGGCACTGAAGCAGTTAAGAAAAGAAGGGGTTACTGAACTACCGATTGTAAAGCGGCAAGTGAATTCTCCCGAAGTTAAAACATTAGCACCCGACGGCGACTTCTTTTTTCCTCCATACGTTACCGATCCACAACGAGCGCCGTATTGCTTCTGGAAGACGTACTACACCGCACAAGAGCTACAGACAAAAGTAGCTACTGACGGGTGGGACGAGGACTTCGTTGATTACATTATATCTAAATATAGGGGCGTCAACATCGACAGCATTGAGCGCGAACAAGAAGGTAGGCGCAGCATAAGCCTTACTGACAATGCATACGAGGCGGACGAGCTTATTGAAATAGTTTACGGATACCAGAGGCTCATTGACGAAGAAGACGGATCAGAGGGCATTTATTGCACAGTATTTCACAAAGAGTTCAGCGGAAACGAGATTGTCCCTGGTTACGCTAAGTTTGAATTATTGAATGGATACGAGGACTACCCCGTTGTAGTAACTCGACTAGCGGAGGATACAAAGCGACTATACGACACCCAGACTATCCCTGACATTCTTCGCGGTATACAGAACCAGGTAAAGGTAGAAAAGGACTCCAGGATTGATCGCAATAGCCTCGCTACCCTACCCCCGATTCTTCACCCAGTAGGACAGGCACCTACGGATTGGGGACCAGGTCGGATGATTCCATATCGCCGTAAGGGTGACCTGGACTTCGCTCCTACCCCCGCATACAATCAAGGCTCTATGGAGATGGAAACTACTCTAACGGATCTTGCGGATCGACTCGTAGGTCTGGATGAGAAATCCAAGATTAGCACGGTTCGCCAGCAGTTCTTGGTTGACAAGTTCCTCAGTCACACGGCCGAGGTTCTGAAGATGTCATTCAAGTGCTTCCAGCGCTTTGGTCCTGATGAAATATTTTTCCGAGTAACTGGTATACCCGATGCACAAGTTTTTAGCAAAGGTAACCCTGATGAGAACTTTGATATATTAATTAACTTCGATGTCCTCAACGCGGACCCAGAAAACGTCCAGGCTAAACTAAGGCAGTTTGCAGAACTTACTCAGTTCAATACTAATAACAGAATGAGCATGGATAACTTCCTGGACATTGCGGCTAGTGCAGTTGACCCAGTCATGGCAGATGCTATCCTTCAGCCAGTTGAAAGCGCTCAGGAAGAGGTGGTCAAACAAGTTACTGACGACCTGGCCAAAATCTTTGCTGGCATCGAAATGCCAGCTAGACCAGCGGGAGCGCAGATTGCTATGCAGGTCATACAAGAATACACTCAGCAGCCTGATATTGCACAACGTGCAGCTACCGACGAAGCATTCTCTGCAAGATTACAAAAATATATTGGACAATACACATTCCAGATGCAACAAGCTCAGAATGCACAGATTGGTAGAGTCGGAACAGTCCCTGCGCAGATGGGTGATATTAGCACTCAACAAATGTAATGGCTGACAATAAGACACCTACAGAGTTTGCTCAAAAAAGAGTAGACGACATGATGTTTCCAAAAAAATTACAAGAAGCAGTTAAAATTGCTGAAGGAAGAAATAAAAGTTTTGGTTATAAAGTTAGAAAAAAACTATTTCCAGGCGAAATAGAATTTTTTAAAAAAAACCCAAAAACTCCAGGGTATGCTTCTTTTGAAACAGATTCTATTGTTTTAAATCCTTTTACTACTTTAGATGCTAAACGACTTAGCTCTTTGGTAGATAATGAAGCTATTCGGTTAAAGATGAACAAAGATAAATTTGTCCCATCTGAATTTTCTTTTACTCCTGAACAAAAAGAATTCTTTTCAAAAACAGAATATAATGACAATCCTGTGGCTATGCGTCAAACAATACTGGCTCGTATTTATGCTAACGATAATAGTATTCCTGGGGGTTTTACATCTGAGCAACGCGAAGAACTTAAAAAATACTTATCAAATGGCAGATAATATGACAGCCCAGCAGTTTGGGAATCAACGAGTCAAAGATCAAAGAGCTAAAAGTTATTACGATATGCTGTCCCTTAACGAAGGTAACAAGTCCAGAGTCTATAAAGATACTAAGGGCAACCGCACAATAGGCATTGGCTTCAATCTTGAAGATGCTGGGAATCGTAAGTTTCTAAAGCAGCAGGGTATCGACATCAATGAATTGTTTGCTGGCAGAGAGCTAACCGACAGAGAAACAAAGACTCTATACAATCACAGCCTAACACAGGCGTTCAAAGACGCTCAGTCCTATGACCCTAACTTTGCCAGAAGGCCAGAAGCCGTAAAGATGGCGCTGGTAGATATGGCCTTCAACCTAGGTCTCACTAAGTTGAATAAATTCGTGGAGATGAAAAAAGGTCTTATGAATAATGACTACAATGTTGCAGCCGATGAGATGGTTGATAGCAATTGGTACAAACAGGTAAAGTCCAGAGGTCCTAGGATGGTTGAAGTAATGCGTTCAGCGGCACGATAAATGAATATTCAAGAAGATATAAAGGCTCTTCAAGGTTACGAGTCCTTTGCTAGATTCATCAATTTAATTCACTCCCTCAGGGAAGAAACAATTTCGGAGTTACACGAAGCTCCATCGGACAAGATGCAACAGATATCGGGTCGAATAATTACCTATGATCAGATACTGCAAATGTGCGATTGGGAGAAACTTCAAGCAATTTTTAAGGACAGGGTGTAACCACCTGTGCTATAATGCAAACATCGCAATCTCTCGGCGTAAATGAGTGGCTATTATGACAGATGAAATAACGACTGCTGACTCTGGGGCAGACACAAAACCAGTGGAAAATACTAATATATCCGTAAAGGATTTTGCAAATCGTCGATTGGGCGAGATGACTCCTAAGACTGAACAGCCTCAGGAAGAATCAGAGCCAGTTGCTGATGAATCAGTTGAAGAGAACTCAGAAGAGGCTGTTGAGGAAACTCAGGAAACCGAAGAAGAGAACTCAGAGGTTGATTTAAATTCCGAGGATGTTCTTTCACAGATTGACTTGGACACTATGTCCGAGGAGGAATTACAGGAGTTATCCGAAAAACTAGGCAGCAAGGCTGTTGCTAGATTTGGTGCTTTGACGGCAAAACGCAAGGCAGCAGAGGAGCGACTAGCAGAACTTGAGGCAGAACTCAAGGATAAGAAGAACCCCCTTGAAACCCAAAAGAAAGTAGAAAACAACCCTTTCAGTTCGTTGACAACGATTGAAGAGTTGCAGAGTAAATCTGCCGAGGTTGACAATATTATCGAATGGGCCGAGGACTTATTATTTGAGAGCGATGGCTACGCCGCTGACGATGTAATAACAGAATTACAAGGAAGCGAGTTAACCAAGGCCGACGTTAGACGATCACTACTCCAGGCTAGAAAGGCAAGTAAGACATTTCTACCCGATCAACTGCGTAAGGTAGAGGCCCAAATAAAAGGGACTCAACTTGAAGCCGCATTTGAAAAACGGGCAAAGGATGAACTATCTTGGCTTACTGGCGACGACAATGATACTAGGAGACAATACGAATCCACAATATCTGACCCAAGGTTCAAGAAACTGAAGGAAGTCGTTAAGAGGGAGGCACCTGAAATATCTGGTCAACTTGATTACTTTTTTGCTCATGCTGCTAATAGCATCTATGGCAGAAAACCAGTGCCTCAGGGCAAATCAGGTATGACTATGAACCCTCCTAGAACTGGACCAACTGGCTCCGCTAAATCGGATAAGTCACAGTCAAGAACTGCAAAGGCACTCAAGGAATTACAAAGCCAATTCCAGAAATCGGGTAACGCTCGTGATTTCGCTGCACTTAGAAAACTACAAATGGCTTCACGCCGTTAACTATAACTCATTAATAATTAAATAAAATGTCATTCTCAAATACATTCGATACTACAAATCAGGGATCGGCTGTTTCTAACCGCGAGGACTTGACTGACGTCTTGACTATCCTTGCTCCAGAAGAAACACCTATCCTTTCGTCTGCTAATAAAGAGCGTGCTTCTTCAACATTTGTTGAGTGGACTGTTGACAGCCTTTCAGCTCCTGTAACTTCAGGTATTGCAGAAGGTGCTGACGTATCAGCATTCACCGATAAGTTTGCTGGCCGCGCTCGTCTTGGCAATCGTGTTCAAAAGTTCCGCCGTGACTACATGGTCTCTGACCTACAAGAAGCAGTGGACTCCGTTGGTCCCGCTAAGATCGCTCAAGCTGAAGCAAAGGCTATCCGCGAACTAAAGCGTGACGTTGAAGCAACTCTCGCTTCTAACAATACTCAAGCTACAGAAAACGGTGCTGGCACATCTAACGCCCTTCAAGGTCTAGGTGACTGGCTCCAAAATGCGGCAACTTCTGCAAATATTCCTGTTGATTACCGTACACCTTCTGAGAGCATTGTTGATGCTGGAACTAGCTTTACAGAAAGCGCACTAAACGGGCTAATCTCATCCATATTCAAGGTTACTGGTAACACCAATAACCTTATGCTTGTTGCCGACGTTGCCCTTCGTCAAGACATCAGCGACTTCGCTCGCTTTGGCGCAAATGGCACTGCTACTTCTGAGGCTGGTGTTCGTTCAGTTAACTACGACGGTAATTCTGGAACAATTAAACTATCCGTTGACTTGTATGAGTCCGACCACGGTGTAGTTTCTGTTGTTAACGCTAACCCTGACTGTATGCCAACTACTACTCCAGTTAACTACACAGGTTATGTAGTCAACCCTGAGTACTACGGCATTCACGAGCTTATCCCTATGGGAAGCACTCGCCTTCCAAATCTTGGTGGCGGTGAGCGTGGTTTCGTTGATTGTGCGTTGACACTAGGTGTTTACCACCCAGGCGCTCACGGCAAGATCACTAGCTAACCATTAACTAAAGGAGATATAACATTATGGCACGTTTAACCGTAAATGAAGCTGGAACTTCCAGCTATACCGATCAAATAGATGTAAAGCCAAGCGACTTTACTGTTGCTGCTGGTAATACTACTACTACTATTAGTATTCCTGTAGCGGCTGGAGATGTTTGCGTTGGCGCAGCAGTAAAAGTCACTACGGCTTTTGCTGGAATTGGATCAGCAACATTAGATGTTGGTTCAGATTCTGGATCTGGTGTAAATGATATCGATGGTCTTATTGACGCTTTAGCTATAAATTCTACTGGAGCTGTAGCTAATTCTGGAGATCAGCTAGATGGAACAACTAAAGATCGCGCTGTGTTTACTGGATCAGGCAACATAGTTATTACTGGAACTCCTGGTTCTGGTGCTATGGCTGATGCAACAGCGGGTGAGCTTAAAGTTCTACTTGATATTAAAAGACTGGACGCTTAATTAAATACTGGTTGGGGGGCGCAAGCCCCCCGCCTTTTTTAATATGGAAATAATTGTTCCTAAACTAAAGCGTTACTCAGATGGCGAGATCGATCGTGCCTTTATGAGAGAGATCACCAACGGTTTTAAGTTAGAGCGAGAGACAGAAAAACAAAGGGTTGCAGGTGCAGCCAAAGAAGCCCAGGCGCTGAAGGGGACTACTCACCCAACGCTTGGCAAGCCAGTTGCTAGTATTCCACCAAGAGAATACTTCCGACTAGTTAAGAAGTACGGTCAAAAGACCGTGCATTCAAAAGAATTTTTAAGGTATTACAATAAGAAGTTCCCAGAACTAAGCCCAAATAAAATATAATGCAGACCCGCAGTTACAAGGATTTATTTAGATTAATCACCTCGATGATAGGCACTGGGGGCCAACTTGATGCTAGCGGAACGGAGGGTACACAGGTAGCGGATTTCATCAACCGTAGGTTTCAACAAGCCTTTGATACTAGTCCTATATGGCCTAGGTATTTTGTTAACTCAGAAGCCCGTGATATTATTTCGTTAGTCATTAGCGGTCTAGGGGCAGGAAGTTCAACGGACTCCTCGTCTGTTACTAATGGAAATTACATTTTGATCGGACAAGACAATGGATCAAGTGGAGCAGTTGCTGGAACTAATGTTTATTATAATGCTGCTATAGGAACCTCTGATACAACTGTTATATATAAAAGGGCAAGTACGAACAGGTGGGAAATTGAAGGCACTAGTAATATTGCTATAAATTCTGATGGTACAGTTTCTGTACAAGCAGGTGCTGGCCTTGCGGTTACACTTTTAGTTGAGGCTGACACTCAAAAGAAAGACAACCCATCGGAAGTTGATACTTGGACTTTGACAACAGCTAAATTATCTGGCACTCCATTAGTTGTAGATGAACAACTTATTCCTTATGCTCAGACAGGTAAAACAACTATTGGTGACTTTAATCGCATTCACCGCAAGCGAGCATTCTTAAATAACTCAGCCATTGAGTATGAGTTCTTCGTAGATTTAAATGGTGCTAACATTTTAAATATTACTAACTCCACTGACAACGAAGCATTTGTATCCTACAAAAAGCAGTTTACACCATTTACTGTTACCTCTGACTTCTACAACCAAGGGGCGGTAGAGGTTCCAGGCGAGTTCTTTAACTTCATTGCTCACGCTGTGTATGCAGACTTCCTACGGGTCCAGAACCGTCAACAAGAAGCGATAGCTGAAGAACAGGTAGCTCAGACTTATTTGAACCTAGAGCTAGAAAAAATTGATATTAGAAACAATAACAATACCGTAAACAAACGATTCTCCACTTATGTAAATCGGCAATCCCGATAGTAACCCCCTGTGATATAATACACGACTATGGCAAAATCAAGAAACAACGCACTGGAGTTTAGCTCCGCAGGTTCAGTAATTGTAACTAATGGTGCAGCTCCTGCTGGTACATACGGCGCTATACAAATCCTCAAGGATACAACGCTTTCTGGTATAGCTGCTACCAACATAACAAATCCAACGAACCTGAATACATCATTTGGCGCTGGAACAATTCTATACGGAGAATTTACTGCAGGAACAGTGGATTCAAGTGGACTAGCAGCATTTCACAAGGTCTAATATGCACATTAGCCTTGACTCAGCCCTGGGTCAGCAGCGTCGGCTGAACCAAGTAGGAGAGAGCATTACGCAGATTGCTCCTAATCCTGCGGCAGCATACAGTCTCCGCAGTCTTACTGGCGGTGATCCCAAGGTTGTGCGTGTGCGTCGAGAAAGCGACAATCATGAGCAGGACTTCACAGCGTCCGAGGTATCTTCTGGTGCATTGGTTGATTTCGTAAACTCTCAGGTAACAGCACCGCTGGATATACGGGAAATTGACGACTCAGATTCCGATGGAAATAATGATGGGCGTGTAGGTAATTTCCTTATTGCTAAAGCCGCTTACTCACTTCGTAGCCTAGGGACACGCCAGGCTACTGTAACATCAAGTGGCGATACTGATGGCGATACTGATGGTAAATTTGTATGCCAAGTGCGTCGTAGCTCTGATGATAAGATAAAGTCTTTTACAGCAGATGAGATTAGCGATGGAACTTTGCTTTCCTTTGTAAATGAAATTCAAACCCTAGGGACAGTTAGTAACTCCGTAGGAAACAATGACTTCGTTTTAACTAATGCAAGTAATACTGGGTTTACAGCTACCCTATCTTCAGGAACTGGAGTTTGCGGGTGGGCATTTACTGCTAAATCAGGCGATAAAGTTACAGTTTCATTTGATGCTGTTGTAAGGTCAGGCTCTCCTCAGTTTATTCCACGAAGAGCTACCGCTTTATCTGGTAGCAATTTAGCAAATACTGTTTCTAATCCTGCTTTAGCCATAAATTCAAGTGGTTCTTATTCTACTGAGTTTACATACGATACCGATGACGCTGGTTCATTAACATTTTCAGAAGGAGATGCTGGCTCTGACTTTGATATTAGTAACTTCCAAGTTACTGTATTTAAGGGAGCAGGACACGTTAAAACTTGGTATGACCAAAGTGTAACCACGCAAGCAGGAGATACAGCAACAGGTAATCACGCAACTCAAGGAACTCCTTCTAAACAGCCTAAGATTGTTAGTGCTGGGTCTTTGTTGGCTGATGGAATAGACTTTGATGGAACTGATGATGAATTAGAAACAGCAGCAAATATTTCAGGTTCAAACATAAGTGGATTTGTTGTAGCAAATTTAGATGGAACTGCTGCTAACTCTTTGTATTCTGTTGGTGACACAAAGCCAAATGTGTTATTTGGAAATCCGTCACTTTCTTATGTTTTAAACGGAGGAACTGCCCTTAGTGGAGGGACTGTATCTACGAATACAGATGTTTTGTTTACTCAATTATTTATAAGCGGTGGAACAAGTAAAACTTTTATTAATGGTAGTGCTATTGCTAGCGGCGATGCTGGTTCTAATACCGCTAGTTCGGACAAACTAACTATAGGAAACTTAGAAGGTATAGATAGGTTTATGGATGGTTCTATCGAGGAACTGATTATCTACGCTTCTGACCAAACAGATAATCGCACAGCCATTGAAGCTAATATGGGTGAACATTACAGCATCTCTGGCATCCCTGCTTTTGATAACTCAGTGAACGGCTTTGTAGAAACTTGGTATGACCAGTCAGGTAATGGCACTAATGCTGTGCAAGCAACTGCTTCAAGTCAGCCTAAGATTGTTAATGCTGGAACTTTGTTAAATGAACTAGACTTTGATGGGTTAGATGACGAGTTAGATTTTACTGCACTAAATGCTAGTGATGTTTCTATTTTCTCAGTTGCAAGTTTTGATGATACAGCGGGACAGGATAGAATAATATCAGGGCAAGGCTCACAAAGCGGAGAGGGATTTGGAAAGGCATCAGCTACACGAGGATTTTTTAGAGCAAGTGGTCAGTCAGCAAGACAGCCTGTTTTAAATGCAACTATATCTGCTGACCAAGATACTTTGCTTTCATTTATAAGAGCATCTGACACTGGCACATTTTTTACAAATGGAACGGCATCTGACACATTTACAGAGTCAGCCGCTTTTCGGGCTGGCAGTATTGGAGGCGCGGGAAGTAAGATAGATGGTTCCATTAAAGAAATTATTATATACGCTTCTGACCAAACCTCAAGTCGTACAGCCATCGAAACTAATATGAACAGCCATTACTCAATATTCTAATGCTCTATCTAATATACGCAAGCAAAGAGGCCGCCATTGAGCGAGCCGATGAAGAAGGCAAGGAGATTGGTTACAGCTATTGGACTGATGGCATAGGTACGCGTTGGCTTACTTATCCTGACGAAACCATTGATCACACTTGGGCATTGGACGTAACGGACTACGACCTTGATGATTCCGAGAAGGCATCAACTGTTGATCACTACACTCCCCTACCTGACCCCGACGAGGACTAAATAATTATGGATACTATGCTTAGAGGAACTGTAGGATCAACTGGATTTTTTGCCTGCCTTGGCTTACAAAGCATCAACGGTGTAGTTAGTCTAGTTGTTGGTATAATGACTTTTGTCTTTCTAGGACTCTCAATTTACAAACTAATCAAAGAACTTAAATGACCACTGAACTTATAGCTATGCTAGGCGGAAGTGCTTCTGGCTTTATCTTCAAACTGATTGGACAGCTTGTAGCCAATCAGCAAGGCACTGTGGACGCTATGCTCAAGAAGCAAGCCGCAGCCGACGAAAGCCACCAGAAAGCCGCCACAAGGGGCGGAGAGTGGGTTAGAAGGGTCATAGTATGTACCGTCCTGTTTGCGGTCGTTATAGCCCCATTTATATTGGCTCACAGCCCAGAGGGTGTTACAGTAGGACAGGAGTCCAAAGGTTTTTTTGGATTATTCGGAGGAGTCAAATACCAAACTCTTAACGGTTACCTGATCCTACCAGAGATACGTCAAACAGTTCTAGCCATTGTTGGATTTTACTTTGGCTCTTCTACCATTAAATGAATGAAATCTTACAACTCATATCATCCCTCTGGCCTATCGCTATTGGCATTATTACGCTCATTATCGTGCTGGCCAGGATGCACTACAATATCGAAGCCCTTACAGAAAAGGTAAAAGTCCTTTTCGATTTTCACAATAAAAGAAAGAAATAATTATGAAGTGCTGCATCTGCAAAACTAAAGACACATTTATCACTAAGGTAAAATCAATCGTATCCAAGTTTGTAACTTGGGTTAAATCAATAATCAAATAAACAAGGAGATAATACAA